TATTAATCCTGTAAAGATTAAAGAAATGGAAAAAGAAGTTAAAGAACTTCAAAAAGCCAGAGACAAATACATTAAAGAATACAAGAAACTTACAGGTGAAGAATATGCTGGTAAGAAAGAAATTGTAGGAGAAATGGATACAGATGATTTAGAAAATACTACTTCAAATGATGATGCTTATAAAAAAGCATTTGATTCAATGGATATAAACCCTGAAGCTGATGAAATTGCTGGTGAAGATTTAGATGCGGCTGCAGATTATTTTGATAATCTAAAAGAAATTACTGAAGGAACACCAGGTGGAGTAGCATATATGAGAGGTCAAGAAGATTTTGATAAAGGAGCCTCTGAAGATGATAACCCATATGAAAAAATGGAAGAAGATCCTTATGGAGACTTTGAGGAATGGTATGAAGGTTGGTTTCGTGCTAAAATGGACCAAGAATTGTCTGGTATATAATAAAAACTTTAATATAAAATGAAACAAGTACTTATTGAAACCCAACTTTTTAAACCTGTACTTTTAGAAGGTAAATTATCTGAAAGAGGTAACCCTCTAGTAGAAGGTATTTTAGCTACAGCTGAAGTAAAAAATGGTAATGGTAGGTATTATGCTAAAGAATTATGGGAACGTGAGATTGATAAGTACATGCAATCCGTTAATGAAAACAGGGCATTAGGAGAATTAGATCACCCAGAATCTTCAGTAATTAATCTTAAAAATGTTTCACATAATATTAAAGATATGTGGTGGGATGGAGATAATGTAATAGGTAAAATAGAAATTTTACCTACTCCATCAGGTAACATATTAAAAGCACTGATTGAAAACGGTATAACCTGTGGTGTTTCATCTCGTGGTATGGGCTCGTTACAACAAAGAGGAGAAATGTTAGAAGTACAAGATGACTTTGAATTACTTTGTTGGGATTTTGTATCAACCCCTTCAAACCCAGGTTCATTTATGCAATTGGTAAAAGAAGGTTTAGATTTTTCTAAACAAAATAAATATGCTAAGGTAAATTCTATTATAACTGAGATTTTATGTTCTAATGGACAGTGTCCAATTGTATAAAATTCAATAAAGTACCCCCCTTGGAATAGTATTCCTTGGCCCAAGCCCTCGCAAGAGGGCTTTTCTTTTTTTAAAATTGTAATTTTGGAATATCTTCATATATGTATTATTGTATTCACGTGGACAATATACTATCCCATATAGTATCCACTTATGTAAAACAACTTATTACGATTCATGAATAATCGTAAATCCCAAACTTAAATTTTGAGGAAGATGAAAAACAACAGAGAAATGCTCAAAGAAGCAATCGCTGAAGCTAGAACTGTTAAAGAAACAGCTATAGCCAACGCAAAACTTGCTTTGGAAGAAACTATTACTCCTAAACTAAAGTCAATGCTAGCTAAAAGGTTAGAAGAGATGGAACTTGAAGAAGAATTAGACGAAACCGAAGCAGAAAAAATGAAAGGTAAGGAAATGAAAGAAACTATGAAATCAGAAATGGAAAAAGCAATGTCCTATGAAATGGAAGAAGCTTATGACACGAACGAAGAAATGAATCTTGAGGAAATCCTTGCTGAACTCGAAGAAGAACTTGAGGAAACTAATATTGACCCAGGAGCTGAACCAAAATCCTTTCTTAAGAAAAAACCAGATTATGCTCAACTTGAAGAAGAAGAGATTACTGAAGGTGGAAACGAAGTAACTGAACAAGAAGAAGAAATGGACATGGACATGGATATGGATATGGAAATGGATTCTGAAATGGAAAGTGATGATGAGGAAATTGATTTAGAAGAAATGTCTGAAGAAGATCTTAAATCTTTTATCGAGGATGTTATTAAAGACATGGTTGAAGCTGGTGAGTTAGAAGCTGGAGATGAATTTGAAACTGAAGATGAAGAAGCTGAAGGTGAAGATGAAATCGAAATGGAAGACGAAACAGAAGCAATCATGGAAAGTGATGAAGAAATAAAAGAAGCTCTTGATTTGGGCGTAACAGATGCTGAATTTATAGCGTCAATGCTAGGAGGAATTGCTTTAGTGGGTGGTGTTGCTGCCTCTGCAGCTAAAGAAGAACTAGCTGCTGCTGTTAAAAAAGGAAAAGGAGCTGTTGCTGCTACGATTGAAAAGCTTTTAGGTAAAGGTGGTGTTGCTGAAATGGAAGAAATAACAAATGAAGTTGAATCATTGAAAAATGAAATCAATGAAGTTAATCTTTTAAATGCTAAATTACTTTACTTAAATAAAATCTTCAGAGCTAAAAACCTAACTGAAAACCAAAAAGCAAAAATTATTCCTGCTTTTGATAAAGCTGCTACCGTAAAAGAAGCAAAACTTATTTTTGAAACCATTTCTGAGAATCTTTCAGATTCAAAGAAATCAATTAAAGAAAATCGTTCTTTAGCTTCTAAACCTGTAGGGGTTGCTCCAAAAAGGGAAGTAATTGTAGAAGTTGATTCTCAAGTTGCTAGATGGCAAAAGTTAGCTGGAATTAAATAAATTATAAATTAAATTAAAAAAAAAGAAAAATGTCACAATTAAATTCTCTTTTAGAAAGCTCGGCTGGTTCTTGGAAGAACCTTCAGAGTGATGCCGCTAGATTAGCAGGCAAGTGGGAAAAGACAGGATTGCTAGAAGGTATCAACACTGAGACCGAAAAGAACAATATGTCTATGATCCTCGAAAATCAAGCTAAGCAATTAGTAGTTGAATCTTCACTTTCAGGTGGAGGGGTATCTGGTGGTACTTTTACTGCTGGAACAGGTGAGCAATGGGCTGGAGTAGCTCTTCCACTTGTACGTAAGGTATTTGGTCAAATCGCTGCTCAGGAATTCGTTTCTGTTCAACCTATGAACCTACCTTCAGGTCTTGTATTCTTCCTAGATTTCCAGTATGGAACTGTTAAGAATCCATTCAGTACTGCTGGTGGTAATGTTTACGAATCTGGATCTATGTATGGTTTGACTGAAGGTGGATCTGCTCCATCAGAAGGTCTTTATGGTGCTGGTAGATTTGGATATTCTATCAACAACACTGCTTCTGTATTTACTGCAACTGTAACCACCGCTTCATTTGCTCAGGTAAATTTTGATTCAACTTATTCTGCATCTGTTGCTAATGGTGATTTCAAAGCTGTAGCTGTTGATATGTCTAACACAAATGCAGATCTTAAAGCTGCTCGTGCTTTTCACGTAGCATCAGGTTCATTAGTAAATGTAAATCCTGCTTTCACCACTGTAAGTGGAAACACCGTAACTTTCATTACTGATGGAGGTTCAGAAGCTGGTACTTATAACAATTTCCCTGTTACTTTCTCACTAGCTCCACTAGATAATGCTCGTGGTGATTTTGAAGACGGTAATACTACATTGAATCCTGAAAATGGAACTATCTCAATTCCTGAGGTAAATGTTAAGTTGAAATCAGAATCAATCGTTGCTAAAACACGTAAGTTGAAAGCTGTTTGGACTCCTGAATTCGCTCAAGATCTTAACGCTTACCAATCTTTGGATGCTGAAGCTGAATTGACATCTATCATGAGCGAGTATATCTCATTAGAGATTGATCTCGAAATTCTTGATATGTTGATTTCTTCTGTTCCTGTTGGAAGCACAGAATTCTGGTCAGCTGAAAACAACCAAGCAATTAATGCTGGTGAAACTGCTTTCACTTCTTTAACTTCTGGTTTCTATAACACACAAGGACAATGGTTCCAAACACTTGGTACTAAAGTACAGAAATTGTCTAACAGAATTCACCAATTAACTCTTAGAGGTGGTGCTAATTTCATGGTATGTTCTCCAACTGTAGCTACAGTTCTTGAATCAATCCCTGGATATGCTGCTGATTCTAACGGTGATGCTGCTCAAGCTAAGTATGCTTTTGGTGTACAGAAAGTTGGTCAGTTGAATGGTAGATATCAAGTTTACAAGAATCCATATATGACTGAGAATCAGATATTGATGGGTTTCAGAGGAACACAATTCCTTGAGACAGGTGCT